AACAATAAAAACATTATTATGAATACTGAATATTTTTAAACCCTTAAAATTAGACATGACGAATAATATAAACATATCTCTAGGTACGGATCCGTTGTACAGTGAAAATATTATATCAAGACTCGGCGTAATGGACGATTTAAAATACTACATTCCAAATATAAATGTTTTAGTAAATAACGACAAAGGTTTATGGGTTGCCGCTGGAACGCCAGGGGATCCAGATTTTAGTATAACAGGGAAGGATGTTAATGGTAATCCGATAGAAGAAGTTTTGAAAAGACCAAATTTATGTGTGTTTGTATCTAACAACGATGGGTATAACTGGCACCCTGTAAAATTTTCCGTAATTCAAAACAACACACTAGGTATTTCATATAAAGACGCTGATGTAGAACATTATGATGACCCTAAATACATGATAGAATACGTATCTGGTTATGTTAGTAATTCGCGCGGAGATATACGTATAACGTTTAATATATACGATACTTCTTTCCAACTTGACTCCGTTTGGAGCCTTGTGGCAGGTAATAATTTAGGTAAACTGGTTACAACTTGTATATTGGATATAGATCATTACAAGATATGCCCAGATGTAATAAGCAATTATAGTTTAAAAGCTATTAAAATGTCTCATATAATTGATAATATTCAGCCAAACTGTCCCTTAACTTATGCAGATTCTGTTAGAAATGGATTCGATTTATATACATTTTTCAATATTAATCCACATGTGTGGTCAACCGTTGAGAATAGTGACATAACAACAGAATTAACAGTAAAGACTATTAATTCGAATATTATATATACTTATAATGAAAAAATTAAAATAACTGGAGACATCACGGAAGTGATACATGTCTATACTGAAGGTTTTTTATTTAGTTACATCCCGTTCTATAAAAAATTGGGTTCATATTTGATAACTGTTCTAAAAACAAGAATATCAGCATCTGTTAATCGAATACAGTTATTTAGAAAAACTTATATAGGCGGTAATACTGAAATTATTAAAATAGACGGCGAAACATATTCAGAACAATATTTTGACAGTAAAACCATTTTAGAGACAGATTCTAATAAAAAAGCGGTTTTATTAATTGAAAAATACAGCGCTACAGAAATATACTCGTATGATGACATAAATTTAAATTTTAAAAAAGTCGTTACGTTACAATACTTATGCAATAATGTTAATTTCTTGGAAAATGTTTGGATAATATCTGGAATTAACAAATTATTAATTTCTTATGATACGGTACATTGGAGAGAAATTAATACTAGCATTACAATCAATAAACTTTTTTCAAAGAATAATAGATACCACGATGTTATACTTACATATGATGCTGAAAAATGGGCTTTAAAACCTAAAGGATTAACGAATAACGTGGACAAGTACAAGGGTATAAGCTTATTTCACGATATTTCAATAAGAGGGGGTATCAAAGTAAATATAGACGAAGAACTTGTCGCAGATAGAACTAATTATATAATCGAGAATTATAGTTACCGCGTCCAGCCACTGGTATATACAAATCACGGAACACTTTATAAACCAAACGATATTATTAAGATTAGCGATAGATATATCATTTGCGGAAATAATTCTGGACTTGGAAGTGGTAGTAATGAAACATTGACACTTATAGAGAGTAGCGTAAGCGGGAGTCAATTCAGTGGAATTTTTGAAGATGATATAATATTTTTTGAGTCTAGTTCTATTTATACGAACCCCCGAAGTACGACCATAGTAAAAGACTTTATAAACAATTTCGACATGGAAAGATTCTATACTGATACAAATGTACCGGGTGATAACGTATATTGTTCAGGTAGTTATACGCACAGTGATGGGACATCATACGGTATTCTTGCTATTAGATCTATACCATTTCAATCGGAAAGATCTACTGGACACGCGACGAATAGATATTATTGGAAGTTAATATACGCACCATCTTTATCAGACGTACCTATAAACAGTTATGATAATCAAACGGGTTATGAAAATGATATCCGCGTTCCGTGGCAAGATACTATATTCGAAAAAATAAACGATCTTGTTTTTGCTGATAACAGGGTTGTTATAGTAGGAAAAGGCAAAACCGAAGTTAATTTATCTTACTCGAGTGTAGTATACCCGGATTGGTTTGGGCGTTACATTTCAAATAATACTCAAAGTCAAGTAAAACTTAATTTTCAAGAAATACATACAGTTTGTTTTTACAAAGGATATTGGGTTGTAGGTGGTAAACCAATATATAAAACTAATGATAACGGTGATCTTATTAAGAATAATAATTGCCTCGCTTATACAAGTAACATTTTAGGCGATTGGACTTATGAAGATTTTCCATCACAAGCGTCTGATAGTTCTATTTATGAAGTAAATAATATGGAAGTTATAGATATAAACGGAAATAAATCTATTTTAACAAATATTAGCTACATAAAGAAAGTCAACAATGTAGATAACCTTGTAACGGCTATAATATTTATAGATATAGACTACATAGGTAAATTATCTTTTATTAATGGTGTACAATTTAACAATCCGGGTATAACCGAAATTGAAACAACCCCCCGAATATGGAATGGTTTTATTTTAGCCGGCACAGGGTTCGATAGAGAAAAATGGCTTAATCGCCCATTTAATTTAGAAATTGAGGGAATAAATAGAAATATAATTTCGACTATACATTCTCCCAAAACTGAGGATATGTATTACGTTGAGTATAATTCTAACTTAGGTTTTATTTTAATTTCATATAAAGATCCTAATATACCTATTATAGATAAATCTGAATTTGGAGAGTATCCTAAATTTATTAAACATATTAAATTGGGTACTGAAACCTTGACTAATAAGACAGGTGGTCATTGTTACAAAATGGCAGAAGTTACAAATCAAAATTTTATAACGGGGTTAAACTCAGCAAAGTATGTTGCGGTAGGTAAAGGCCTATTATCTCCAATCTCTTATTCGGACGATTTTCAAAATTGGACGTACGCTGATGCGGGAAATATATTTGATATAGTGTTTGATGTTACTCATAAACATGGATTATGGATTGCTATAGGGGAAGGGAATTACAATGTTGGTATATCTAAGGATGGAAAATCTTGGACTGGTGTATATTCAAAATGGGGAACTGAAAATTTAATTACTACGACATACGATTCTACATTAAACTCCATTTCTTTTTCTCCCGATACAAAAATAACCGATGTTCTTCCTTATATACCAGAATTAAAAGGCATTTTTCTTAGAAATTTAGCTATTCTTCGCCTTTTTAGTAGAATAGAATATCGTGTCGGGACGCAGATATGGCAAACTCTTACATTCGATGATATAAAAGCAATGTTAGATACGGAATTTGGAGCAGGGGAATATGCTAATTTATTGAAACATTGTAGTATAATAAATAAAAGCGGCTCTACAAGATTAACAACTTGGATACCTGGGTTTACAAAAACATTAAATTCCAAGTTAGAAACCTTTACTAATGTATCTGAGCGCGGATCATTTCCTTCTGGACTATTAAAAGACCAAAAATTGTCTATTAAAATTTATTACAACAAACTCGAGAATATAATAACAGACGAATTGCAGTCTAGTGACATGAATAATGCTGTATTCGATAATTTTATGAATAATACATTAATACCCACTGATAGAGATCCAAATTATTTCATTGATTCTTTTATAGCTAATAATTACGGTTTTCAACTAGGGGACATCTATAAGAATGTAAATGGATATTTCAAATTAAAATATAAAACAGAAATCCAAAAATTTAGACTTTTTTCTAAAAGATTTGAATTAGATGACATTGAAATAGATGAATTCAACAAAGGCGTCAAGCAGATGTCTAAAATGACACAGAGTTTATATTTCGATGCAGACAATGTTGGATATCTTCTATTGGATCTAGATAGTTTTAATTTATACGCCTCGCATATTATAGTATCCGGGTGGTTAACATCAGGGGTTCATATAACTGATATGAATTTAGAATTAAATGGTCACACTTATCAAAAAGTTATAGAACCAGGTATAATAGACTATGCTACTAAATCATTATTAGGTTTAAATTACAATAGATACACCTTCAACGGTGTAGATAAAGAAGATGGAACGGGCTCTTTAGTTATACCATTGGCTTCTAGTGCTTACTCAGGCTCTAGTGTACCACTTGATAGATATACCAGTATCAGACTTAGAATAAACTTTAACGCACTTGCTGGACCGAGGTCTTATATTAATGTAACTTGTGTAGGAACAACTACGGTGTCTTACAATAATAGTACAGCAAACATAGACATTTATTAAATTTATATACATGGAATAAATGTCCACTTCAGATCCGTGCATATTTTCTTCCATATGTTTTCTTGTTCAAATAATTTTTCTCTACTTTTAAGTAAAGGGAAATAAATAAGATACTCGTCCTTATTTAATAATTGAAAAAATTTATACAAAGTGTAAGAATAACTTAAAAAATTTTTTCTATTCTTCGGACAATTTCTATCAAATGGTTCTTGTATATCATTAAACATACCAACTAATTTTTCTTGAAGTTCATTATTAATAATTAACTGTTTATTACCTGTTATTTTATGTATTATATTTGGAATATGTTCGTAATATTTATTAAGTTTAAGTTTTTTCAGAAATTCTTTGATTTTACTATATGTAATTAAAGTTTTGTCCTTTAATCTCTCTTTCTTAATTTCAATTATTAATAAATTTATAACCTCATTAGGTATAAGAGTTCCTTCTCGACCTTGTATTTGATTTATCCATTCCTTGAAGTGGTTTGTTCTTTTGTAACTATAAGGCTTGATGTATTCATGTGTTTCCGCATGATTCCATTCTGGAAGATTTGAAATATTTGTTTTTTCTGTTAGACCACAGTTAAAACACACTGAGAGCCCCGATGAGATATCGTTAGTTGTCTTGCCGTCACAGCCTGGACACCTAAAAATGTTATTACGTTTATTTTCTAAGCGGGAACCCGATTCCGATGGAAAACATTTTTCCATGTACATTTTATACAACTCGCCTTTATTATTTTTTGAATCAAGTGAAATGTATTTAAATATACCTTCTTCAGAAGTATCTTCTACCGTGGTACATTCATTATTATCTATTTCCTTTATAAAATTTATAGAATCAAATAAATAATCGGATAATTCTGTATCGTTTTCAATTTTTTTAATTTTGTCTTTTAAATCGTCTATCTGTCTAGAAACATTAAAAACATCTGAACAATCACATTTAATTTCAAAGTTCTTCTTGGTTTTTTTTAATAGTAATAATTCTGAATGATATTTGTCTAAATTTGTTTTGTCTTCTTCTATTTTTTTGATAGTTTCAAGATGTTTATCTATAATGGAGGTTCTCGAATCCGTATGAACTGTTTTTTTGGATATCTTAAAAGATGACATTTGTAGTTTACTATTGTATTTTTTTATACACATTTAAATTAAATTAAAAGATTTAAAAAGATAAATTAATTAAATAGATGATTAAATATTCAAATATTTTAACAGTGAAGTGTTTAAGAAAAATATGTAAAATTTACAAAATTAAAGATGAAAAATACAACAAGTCTTTTATTTTAGACATGTTAAATAAATATTCTGCTGCTAGAGTAATACAGCAAAAAATCAGGGAAACACTTGATTTTAATAATATTTGTCCTATTTCTCACGAAGAAATTAGGTATCCATGGATTTGTATTAAAAATAATAGTAAGTACATATATTACGATTTTGACACGTTCGTAATTTATTTAAATAAGATGTCAGACTTTAGAGACCCCTGTACTAGAATTAAACTGTCAAATAAAAAGATCGAAGAAATAAATAGATTAATAATTTATTATCATCGCAAGTCATCCAATAAATTGATAGTATCAGATGATATGATTAGAGACATAGATTTCAACATTTTAACATATTGCTTATATGACATCATAAAAGAAATTAATAATAAAGAATTGAATTTAGAAGAGACTTATAGATTTTATCTTCCAAGATTTATATTTTATTTCACACATCTTGTAAATAATCACTCCAAAGAAATGTCTTCGTTGTTATTGAAAGCATGTAAGAAATCAGTAAACACACAATTGATCATTGATTATATCTTTGTAGTAGAGACTATAAATGAATTTAGAGACCAATAATTACAAAAAATAACTATATAAAGAAACAAATTAGTATATAAAGAACACGGACCTTACAATAAGATGTGTACAATTTGCGACCCGCGTTCTCAATATACAGACTGTATTTGTAATCCCAATTTTAAAAGTTTTGATCAAGTCTATAAAAATAAATTCTCGGAAGATGAAAAATATACATCATTTAATGTTATTAAAAAGTGGGACATCTCTACAATGACCGTTTGTTGCTGTTTTAATAGTGTTATAGACACTGAGAAGTATAAAGCCGTATATAATGATGAAAACGGCAAGAAACAATTTTATAACTGTGCTAATATTTACATAACCGTGAAATATCAAAATAAACCCAAAGTTTCCGCTAAAATATTCTCAAATGGAAATATTCAATTGGCAGGGGTTCTTAATCCATATTCAACGACGTATGCCTTAAGAAAACTTTTTAAGAGACTTAGTGTATTAAATGCCTTTACAAGTGAAACGGCGCATATTTCAAACGCTAGAATATGCATGATAAATTCTGATTTTAAAATAGACAAATATATAAAACAATCAGATTTGTGTAAAATTTTAGACCAGGGTAAATTAAATTATCTCAAAACATACTCTTTTAACCCAAATAAATACCCGGGTGTAAATATCAAAATGCAAGATCCGGATTCTAATAAAGTGATGTCATGTATTGTATTCAGACCCGGTAGTGTTATAATTACAGGCGGAAATGACATCGCTTCATATGAAAGAATGTATAGATGTATAATAGACGCATTTGTAAGGAATGAAAGTTTACTCACATGTCCTATCTGAGGTTTATTCTTCAATAGATGGTAGATCTTCTGTAATATCAATACCTGTTAAATCTACATTCGACTCCTTCTTTTCGGTTTTATCAGTGATGTCTTCAATTACATCACCCGAATATTCCTGTGCTTCGGCGGGTTTAAAATCTGTTAAAAAAGAGTCTAGTTTGTCATTTATTTCTCTCAGCTTGGAAAATAAATTAAATATAAAGTAAATAATAATTACAATTACTGAACCAATTCCAATCTTGAATATAAAATCACCGCTAGTATCTAATAGTTCAGGTAACATTTCTTTTGGCATTTAATATATAACTATAAATTAAAACTAATGTTTTAACGTGAAAATATAATGTAAATTTATTCGGGGTCATCCTCGGGGAGTTCATTATCGTCTCCTGGAATATCAATACCGAGTACAAATGTAGTACGTTTGAGAATAATTCCAGAATTAGTAGGATATTCTCTGGAACCTTGTTGTACAACCTTGATATCGTTATTAGTAAAGATGCCCATATAATAATCCTTTGTAAACTGTTCGCGCGGTAGATTATTTTCCCTACAATGATCGTTAAAAATCTGAGAAAATACCTTTAGGGGTACGTAATAGTTCTTATTAAACACTACCTTACCAGATTTCAAGAAATGCTGAAGAGAATTAGTAGTTTGCTCCATCTCTTCTTTGTTTTCCTTGAAGTATTGCGGAAGAATGTTCCAGATACCTTTCTTACCGTGTCTCTTAAGTGTGTGATAGTACCCGCGAATACACAATTTCATGATACTCGGTATTTCTTTTGCTAGTCTTTTATCAATTTCGGTGTCTGTATTTACTACCTTTTTCCAAAAATTTACTACCGCTGTTCTACGTGATACACTTTCTGAGTTATTTTTATATCTCATAATTTTATTTCCACCCATCATCATCGGAACTTCCCAGTTAATAGTTTCGTCCGACTTATACTTTTCAGAATAAGT